CTAAGTGTTAAAGGAACCACTATAACTGGCTATGACGAAGAAAAGAGTTTACAACGAACAATTCGTAAGCCACAAGAGTTTCTACCAGAAATTAAAAAAGCCACAAGAGCAAAAACAGAAAAGTTGTTTGAAACACTAAAAACAACTGAAACTAAACTAAATGGACGAATCAACGGAGAAACTATCTTATTAGCCGCCTTCAATAAGTGATACTATGATAAATACATAGTAGGAGAAACTTAAATGGCAGCAATAAATAAACTTCAAAAAGAAATAGAACTACGCTTAGGCGGTGGAATGGTTGATGTTGAACTCGACCCAGAACACTATGAACTTGCCGCCGATAAGGCACTTGCAAAATATAGACAACGTGCAGAAAACGCCGTAGAAGAAAGTTTTATTATACTAGAAATGGTAAAAGACCAAAGTGAATATACACTTCCATCTGAAGTAATGGAAGTTAGAGATATTTACAGACGAACAACAGGTGTAAGTAGTGGAACAGGAAATGATATAGAACCGTTTCAAGCAGCTTACCTTAACACGTACTTATTAGGTAGTAGCAGAAATGGTGGACTATCGAGTTTTGATTTTTTACAACAAAACAGAGAAACAATGGGTAAACTATTTGGTGCAGAACTAATGTTTACTTGGCGCCCACAAGATAAAAAATTAATCCTACAAAGAAAAATTAAAGCAGATGACAATGCAGTACTGCATTGCTATAACTACAGACCAACTGAAAGTTTACTTGAAGATACTTATGCAGGTCCTTGGATAAAGGATTACGCATTTGCTCATGCTAAACTAATTCTAGCTGAAGCTCGTGGTAAGTTTACACAGATTGCAGGACCACAGGGTGGTACTACAATGAACGCAGACCAATTGAGAACAGACGCTCAAGGTGAGATTGATAAATTAGAGATGGAACTAACATTATACAGTGATGGAAGTACTGGGCTCGGATTTGTAATCGGCTAAATGCACTTAAACACAATTCATGATACAAACGGCGCTTATTGTCAAAATTGCGGATGGGGTTCTCATTGTGGAACAGCCAGGTATGCAGAAGTAAAAGACTATGCATGCGATGGTGGCGAATATAGACAAATTAAAATTTGTGATCATTGTAGATGTAAAAAATGCAATCAAAAAATAAAAGATAACTTGACAATTAAACAATAGTTTAGTATAATACATATATGAAGAAAATTATAGGTATATGCGGATTAATAGGTCATGGCAAAGACACTGCTGCTGGCTTTTTAATAGAAGAAGGATTCCATAGAATTAGTTTTGCAGGTGTTTTAAAAGACGCTTGTGCTAACGTGTTTGGATGGGATAGAGAATTATTAGAAGGATCTACAAACGAAAGTAGAGAGTGGAGAGAAACACCAGATGAGTGGTGGTCTGCTAGATTAGATATACCAAATTTTACTCCTAGACTTGCACTTCAACAAGTAGGAACAGATGTACTAAGAACTCACTTTCATCCGGACATATGGGTTGCTGCATGTGAACGTCAGGTTGCTATGGCAGAAACAAATGTTGTTATTAGTGATTGTAGATTTTTCAACGAACTAAGTGCTATTAAACGTTTAGGCGGAACAACTACTGTTGTTTGGAGACACAACAAACCAATATGGTGGAATAATGCTTCTACTCTTAATATAGCAACTGCTTCAGGAAATGCTCCTCATTTAGTTGATGGTATGACAGGTAGATATCCAGACGTACATAAAAGTGAATGGAGTTGGGCAGGATGGGAGTTTGATTTAGAACTTCATAATACTTCTACTCTAGAAGAATTTAAACAACAAACATTACAAAAGATCATTGGATAAATATAATTAATTACTTTAAGGAATTATATTATGTTTAACACGGAATGGTGGCACTCCAAAAACCAATCAAAAGAACTCACACTAGGTTGGATATATAACAACCATATTAAAAACGACTTTGCTAAAGGATACACAAAAAATTTAACTGACTATTGGTCAGTTGAAATGGCAACCTTTTTAAGACAACAATTTGCTGACGATCATATAGGATCTTTATTTGAGAAAGCCCATAAAGCAGGATTTTCTAAGATGTTAGTTTTTAAGCAAGGTACAATTCCACTGTGGAATTTCCAGGATGAGTTTGTAAAGTTTTACGATGATAATCCAGATGCTAAATTTGTAGGGCATATATTAGATCAACAAGATAATTATTATACAATACATCCTCAGGCATTTCTTATTGATTTAAATTGGTGGGCTAGTGTAGGTAAACCTGAATGGGGAAACTACGAATATAATGTAGAGCCTTACAATGCAATAGAACCAATACGTAGTGAAGAAAATTGGCATGACCAATATACTCCACATTGGATTAAACCAAGTAACGTATCAAAAACTTATACAGGAAAACAAGGTGGTTGGAGTTTAGTAAATGCTCTTATGGAAGATGGACAACAAATTATATCTTGGAATGAGGGAATAAGAGAAGCAAAGCATTATACATATCCAGAAGTTGAATACGATGGACCTAGACACATGAATGGTATCTTAGAACAATTGGGTATAGATATATTTTTTATTGCCAATACCGAAACATTGCCAAATTACAAACCTTGGTTTGATAGAAGGAAACAGCATTATCCAGAATGGAATGGAGAAATTAGAAAACTAATGGTTCCGGCTGCAGGATTAAGTCCATTAATATATGCGTTTATGTTAGACATGCCCAAGGATAGTAAAATATTTGTATACGATATAAGTAAATTTGCTATAACAATTACTCAACAAATAATAGAAAATTGGGACGGTACTAACTATAGAGAATTTGCAGAAAAGATAATGAAAGACAACGCTCCGGATATGAATAGAAGACGAGATATATTTAGGGGAGCAGCTCAGTTAAAAGACAGTGAAGAAACAATAGATAAGTTAAATGATCGAGGATTTAAAAAATGGATAGAAGAAGTTTTACCAACATGTGAAGTAATATATCATCACATGAATATTATGGATCCACATAAAATGAAAAGATTTGCTAATTCGGTTAAACATGATGACTTTGTATCATATGTACATCTAAGTAATATATTTCATTATATGCCTACCTCGTTTTATTATAGTTTGCAACAACGTTGGCAATTGCATAATGAATTATTGGATCATTTTAAACAAGTATCAATTAACAATAATATATTGATTTGTTCAGCTTGTCCAAGTGGCAGCAGAGATAGATTAAAATGGGTAGACAACTGGAGCACAGATGACTTTGCTAGTCTCCCCGATCATGCAGTAGGAAAATTACTAAAATGGAACAAAACGAAATAGAATTAGAAAATTTTTTAAATAAATGTAAAGAACATTCACATTATTGGGATGTAAAAAATCCAGGCGATATGTTTAAAGGGTGGCAACAGGATAATGGATTGATGCAGGACTATGCAAAATGGATTGCAAAAGAAAGTAATTGTCCAAGTTTAGTAATGAATATTCCAGTCCCACATGAAGCTATGGCTAAAGAAGCAGAATCGCTTTTGGGTAGATATGTAAAACATAGAGGAAACTGGAATCCAGGCTGGAGTAGTATTACTATACATGGACAATCAGCAGAAAGAACACAACCACCCCATTGGTACATCGACGAAGGAATAGATACAGAAGAAAATAGTCCACCTGTGGGCTGGACAGAAATTGCCGATCAGTGTCCAGTGACAGTTGAATGGTTAAAAAATGTTTGGCCGTTTAAGAAGTACAATAGAGTTAGATATATGCTACTGGAACCGGGTGGATATATACAACCTCATAATGATTATGATACTAGAGCCCTAGCGGCATTCAATGTAGCATTAAGTAATCCACCAGGAGTAGAGTTTGCATTAGAAGAGTCGGGACTCATTCCATGGCAACCAGGCGATGCTCGTGCTATTGATATTGGTAGATTGCATGCAGTACACAACAAAGGCACAGAAAATCGAATCCATATGATTATTCATGGATTATGGGGTAACGACTTTCCAAGGCACATTTGTGAAAGTTTTGATCAACTTTTGATAAATATAGCCTCTGATAACAACTAAGTTAACTCTGTAAACCCCTGATTTAAGCAAAATCAAATAAATACATGTATAGTAAATTTAGGCATTAGTCTATAATAGAAAAGGAGCTATAACATGGCAAATCTTACTTCACCTGGTGTACAGGTTTCAGTAACAGACGAATCAGTATACGGCCCAGCAGGAGCCGGAACTGTTCCTATGTTATTCATTGCTACTGGTGAGGATAAGGCAGATCCTACCCTAACTGAAACAGATGGCATTGCAAAATACACAAAGTCTGCACAATCAAACAAACCTATTCTAGTTACTTCACAAAGAGAACTTACACAATACTTCGGAAACATTGATTTCCATAAAGTAAGCGGTACAGTTCAGCAAGGTGATGAAACTAACGAATATGGACTTTTAGCAGCATACTCATTTTTAGGTCAAAGCTCAGCAGCGTATATTGTACGTGCTGATGTTAATCTAACTGAACTTAGACCAAGTTCATCAGCACCAACAGGTGTTGCAGCAAATAACACTTATTGGGTTAATCCAACAGGTGCTAGTTGGGGAATATTTGAATGGGACGGCTCATCATGGGCAGAAAAAACACCAACTGTAGAAGTTGTTTCTACAGCAGCGGCAGCAACAGCAACAGTAGTCAACGGTGACTATCTTGTTGAAGTTGTAAACGATACATCAGCAACATCATTTGTATATTACAAAGGTGTTGGCGGTAGTTGGGATGCATTGGATTCTGGATTTGCAGATGACGTAACATTTGCTCCACATTATTCAGCACCATCTTCAAACACTGCAGGCGATGTATGGATTAAAACAACATCAAAAGGTGGATTAAAACTTTCACCAAGTTTATATACAAATGCTTCAGGTGTGTTTACATCTAAAGCAGTATTGTATGCAGACGATAATGCTCCAGACGGAACTACAAACGACATATTCCACGATGGTTCATCAGCAGTTGCTCGTACATTAGTAGAAGGCGACTTATGGTACGATCATTCAGCAGCAACAGGCGCCTTACTTTTAAAACGTTATGATGGCGCTGCATGGAATAGTATTGGATCTTCAGGTTCATACCCAGTATCTGCAGGTACAACTGCACCAACTGGTAATCCAGCAACTGGTACACTTTGGTTCGACGGTGATTTAAACGAATTAGCAGTTTACGAAGTAGCAGTAGACAGTGGTGTTCAAAAATGGAAAAGAGCAACAGACGTACAATATGGAACAGCAGCACCAACTACAGATAAAGGCGGCAACGCATTAGCAGATGGCGACTATTGGATTGATACAGATGCAAGCGGTTATCCTGTAATTTACAGACACAACGGTTCAGCATGGGTAGCCAAAGATGCTACAGACCAAAGCACAAGTGCAGGCGTAGAATTTGGCGACATTACTGCTAATGATACAGCAGCAGGCGTCTTTGAAGCAACACTACTAGCAGGCTCTCCAAATCCACTAGTTTACCCAGTTGGAATGACTGGTATTAATATGTGTCGCTCAGGTAATACTGTTAGAGAATATGATGCAACATTAACTACAACTTGGAAATGGCGTAATAAAGCATCTAACCAGGCAACTGGTAAAGGCTCGTTTGGTAGACTTGCTCAGCGTAAAGTTGTTACAACAGCTATGCAGTCAGCAGCAGGTAAATCAGAACTACGTGAAGATACAGTAGCGTTTCGTTTAATTGCAGCTCCAGGTTACACTGAGTTGTATGATGAAATGGTAACATTAAATAGTGATAGAGACGAAACAGCATTTGTTATTGTTGACGCTCCATTCCGTTTAAATCAAACTGAAGCAATTGCTTGGAAACAAGGCACAAGTGCAGCAGAAAATGGCGAAGATGGATTAGTGACTTCAAATACATACAGTGCAGTTTATTATCCACATGCATACACAACTAACCCTTCAACAGGTGATAACGTTGTTGCTCCAGCATCACACATTGCATTATATACATTTGCATATAGTGATAACGTGAGCTTCCAATGGTTTGCACCAGCAGGTTTAACACGTGGACAAGTACAAAACGCAACTAACGTTGGTTACTTAAACTCAGAAGATGAGTTTACACCATTAGCACTAACACAAGGTTCTAGAGATGCAATGTATGAGCAGAAGATGAATCCAATTGCAAAATTCCCTACAGAGGGTGTTGTAGTATTTGGACAAAAATCAATGCATCCAAGTGCATCAGCATTAGATAGAGTTAACGTTGCAAGACTTACAGCTTATCTTAGAGAACGTTTTGCCGTAATAGCAAGACCTTACTTGTTTGAGCCAAATGACGAAGATACTCGTACAAATGCTAAAGCAACATTTACTGGTTTCTTAGCAAACATTATGGCACAACGTGGTGTTTATGACTTTGCAGTAGTTTGTGATACAACAAACAACACACCAGCAAGAATTGATGCAAATGAATTTTATGTTGATGTAGCAATTGAGCCTACAAAATCAGCAGAATTTATTTATATTCCAATTAGAATCGTAAATACTGGCGAACTTTAAGTTAAAAGTTTAATTTAATTAAAAATAAGGGCTACTATAGAAATATAGTAGCCTTTAATGTGACAAATTTTAAAAATTGTCATTTTTACAAAAGATTTGATAAATACAATATAACAGAAATACTACAGTATTAGTATATAGGAGAAAACAAATGGCTGTAATACAAAACTTTGGCGTACCAACAGGTTCGGCAGCAGGCGTAACTTTAATGCCTAAACTACAATATAGATTTAGAGTATCGTTTACTAACATGGGCGATGGAAATCTTAAAAGCGAAACAACACAGAATGTTATTTCAGCTTCAAGACCTAACTTAACACATGAAGAAGTTGTTGTTGATTCATACAACTCAAAAATGTACCTAGCAGGTAAGCATACTTGGGAACCAGTAACAGTTGTGTTCCGTGATGACATGAATTCACATGTTATTAAAGCACTAGGTAGCCAACTAAATAAACAAGTAGATCACGCAGATCAAACAAGTGCTATCTCTGGTAGCTCATATAAATTTTCAACAAAGATTGAAACATTAGATGGTAACAACGGCAGTGAAAATGCACCTAAGCCGTTTGATACATGGGACTTGCAGGGTTGTTTTATTAGTAATATTCAATATGGCGACTTAAACTACGCAGATTCTAATATGGTACAAGTAACAGTGACATTAAGATATGATCATGCATTGCATACTGGACCAGATGGAAAAGATATGTTATCAACAATTGAAGCATCATCTGATCGTGGGTCTGTTAACGCAGCTGGCAACTCGTAATAATTTTAAATTAGATTAAGGAGTCAGCAATGGCATTAGGCAACGATGCATACCTATTATATGGTCAAGGATTAGC